CCCGCGATTTGTCAGGGGTTTATTTCTAAGTGGCAGGAACAGACGTTGAATTCAAAGGGGTGATTTGGTCGCCTCGTAAAGTTGAGAAGATCATCGGTCAAGAGACTGAGAAGATACTCGACGAAGCTGCTATGTTCGGAGAAACTGCGGTCAAGACTCAACTGTTTCCGGGGCATGGCGTGATTACTGGCTTCCTGCGTGAGTCGGTCACAGGTATACGGGTGGACTCACTCCATGCGGTTATCGACGCTGGTGAAGTAACGCAGGGAAAGAACGTCGTATACGCCAACTTCATCGAGGGCTTGTATAGCATGTTCCTCAACGCTTGGCAGTTGCTAAAGCGAAAGAACCTGCCTCAACTTCTGGCTCAGAGAATAGCGGGGCGGTTAAATGGCTGATCGTTCAGCGGTTGTGGCGCGCATAGACGCACTTCTCAAGACTGTAAGCAGCCCCAATTTCCAAGCGTACTATGTCGGCGAGCCTGTGCAGATTCCGACTAAAGCTGTCATTGCGTTTTGGTACGTCGGTGACGAGCCTTATGAAGCAGCCCCAAAGACCCTCAGTAACGTGATGGTCACTGAGCGGTTCAGGATTAGAGCATATTTCCCTGTGGTCGCATCCCCTACAATAAAGAAGAATGTTGACTTAGCGATCTGGAACACTGTGCGAAACGTGAAAGCAGCATTAACCGGAGACTCCAACCTTAGTGAGTTGGTGACAGACTTAGATATGGACGATGCAGCGGTAGACTATTTTCAGTGGAGCAGCGGTGCGGTCAATCGCATCGTTACGTTCGACCTACTGATACACGACCTTGAAGTGGAGACAATCACGCCATGAGTAAACGAAGCGGGCTAGGCAATCAGCTTTACGTCGGCGGCTACGATATTTCTGGCGACGTTGGGGCACTGTCTAATCTCAGCACGCCAAGAGGCGAGCAGAACGTGACAGGCATCGACAAGAGCGCGAACGAGCGCATACAACTTCTCGTTGATGGCGACATTTCATTTGACACATTCTTCAACGATGCGACCGACCAAATCCACGATGCTTTGAGCACGCTCCCGACAACCAACCGGCAAGGGATGTTCTTGGTCAGCACGACACGCGGTGAACCTGCATTTGCAATGAACGCCAAGCAGATCAATTACGACTGGAGTCGCGCCGCAGAAGGTTCACTAACTGGCACGACTCAGTTGCTTCAGGCAGACGGAAACTCTCCCGCATGGGGTGAGTCTATCGCCATGAAGGAAACGATTGCATCTGCTGGCGATATAACGGGATATATAGACGTTCAGACAACCTCTGGTGTTGTTGCGTTTCTTCAGATATTCACGCTCGGCTCTGGCACTCCTGTGATTACTTTGCAGGACTCGTCAGATACTACGGACGGTGATGATGGCTCATGGTCAACCATCGGAACGTTCACAATTAATTCTGCTCGAAGTGCCGAGCGGCTTGCTGTCGCTGGCACGATTGAGAAAGCCTTACGCATTGAAGCGTCTGGAACATTCACCAACTTAGTCGTAGCTGCGATGATTCGCAGAGGAACGGCAGAGGATAACTAATCATGGCAAAAGAAAGTGGTCTTGGTGCGACCGTATCGGTGGACGATTCCGGTGGTACGCTTCGAGATATCTCAAACGACGTTACTGACTTCAGTATCAACACGGCGCGTGCTGAACAGAATGTCACAGGTGTGGACAAATCTGCTAGCGAGCGATTGCAGTTGCTCGCTGACGGTAAGTTCACAATGAACGGCGTGTTTAATGACGCAGCAAATATGTCGCACGCTGTACTGAAAACGATTTCAAGCACTTCGGTTGTTAGAACCGTGACTATCGCAATCAGCGGTCAATCGCTTTCGATGGAAATGGTTCTTGGTGACTATAATCTGACTCGATCATCATCGGGTGATTTCACATGGTCTGTTCCGTGTTCCCTTGCTAACGGTGCTGTCCCAACTTGGGCATAAAATAACAGAATAAGTTCATCACTAGCCCGGAGGTAAACGATGGCAAAGCGAAAGAAGAAGTTTAAGGTCAAGCGCAAGACCACGACGCTCGAACTCACAGGCGACTATGAGGGCGGCGAAGTGGTTGTTGTTGCTAATACTCCAATGTCTGTTCTGTTTCAGATTATGAGCATGGATGGCGCAGGATTGTATGAGCAAGAAAAATTGATTCGCCAGTTCGGTGATGATGTTCTTGTTTCTTGGAACTTCACTAACGAGGCTGGGGGCGATCTGCCACCGACCGCCGATGGCGTTGTTGCCCTCGATACTGATGTTTTCAATGCCATCGTGTCCGCATGGACTGACAGCCTCGGCGGTGATAAAAATTTAGACTTGCAGCCGAGCGAACAAGAAGCGTCGGTCTAGTCGCTGCCCCGTTGCCGAGTGAGATACTCACAGCGGAAGTAGTTGACCAGTTGGGTCAAAGGTATGGGAAATTGCCAACAGACATACTCGGCGCAGGTGTAGAGAATTGGGCGATAGCAAAGCGTGCTGATTTAGGCGCATACGCTAGACAAGGAAAGCCGAAGAATGGCAGCTAACGAAGCAAAGATTATCGTCGTTGCAGATGATAAAGCATCCAAAACGCTCACCGGAATTGGTGAGAAGGCGAAATCTATGCGGGGCGCATTCCTCGCCGTAGGTGCTGCCGGTGCTGCTGTTACAGGCGCAATCGCCCTCTCGATCAAATCGTTCGCACAGGCTGGCGATGAGATTCAGAAGATGGCTCTGCGTACAGGACTGACTACTGAATCCCTTTCCGAGTTGAAGTTCGCGCTGGAACAATCTGGCACGACCATTGAGGGGTTCGAGAAGGGCATCCGACGCATGTCCTCGTTCATCGCTGATGGGCGGGACGGTCTGACCGAAACCACGCGGGCGTTAGACTCTCTCGGCATCTCTGTATCTGACTTCGATGGTCTATCCCCAGAGGAAAACTTTGACCTCTTAGCTGGCGCACTCGCGGGCGTTACAGACGCAACGATGCAATCGGCTCTGGCTCAAGATATCTTCGGTCGGTCTGGGACTGCACTCATTCCGTTGCTCAAGCAGGGCGAGGAGGGCATCGCTGCACTCAGGCAAGAGGCGCACGATCTGGGCATCGTATTCGATCAGGACGCGGCGAACGCCGCTGCGAGGCTTGTAGACGCACAGAACACGCTCAGCAAATCATTTCAGGGTGTGCAGTTCGCCCTTGCTGAAGGTGTCGCCCCTGCTCTATCCGGTGCTTTAGAAAAAATGGGTGTGATGATTTCCAAAGTTACTGAGTTTGCTAAAGAGAATCCGGTTCTAACTAAAACGATTGTCGCTCTTGCGTTTGGACTTGGCACGCTAGCGATTGCGGTTGCGGGGATTGGCTTAGTGCTACCGATCATGGCGACTGGGCTTGGGTTTGTGACTGCTGGATTTATCGGTTTGAATCTCGCCACAGGTGGAATAATAATTGCTATCGGTGCGCTCGCCGCTGGCATTGTGCTGCTAATACAGAACTGGGATGCGGTCGTGGAAGCTGTTCGCGTTGGTGTGAACTTTATGATCGGAGCGTTCGAGACTTATGTGAACGCATGGATAACGGGGCTGAACTTCATCATCGACGGTGTGAATGTCCTCGGTGAGAAGTTCGGGTTGCATATCGACAATATCGCCAGTGTTCAATTCCCTCGCTGGAAGCAAGCTATGAAAGACACAGAGGATGCAAGCGAAGAACTTACTGACTCAGTGGAGAGCGATAACGACCGGATAGTTACCAGCACCCAACGCGCCGCTGATGCAGTTGTGAAAGCTGCCCAGTTTAGGGCGACCAATATCATAAAGCAGCGGCAGTTAGAAGAAGGTGCTATTGCATCTGTGAAAGAGGCTGCGGATAAAGAACGAATCGCTGCAATCATCGCCCATCAAGACAGGGTAAGCGCACTCGATAAAGCGTTGGCAGATAAGCGGATTGAGATACAGGAAGAAACGATTGCCCGCGAGTTGAATTTATTCCAGACGCGACAAGATCAAGTTGCTGCAATCCAAAAAGAAGAACGAGAACGCAGCGAAGAAAAGAAGCAACTCTGGCTAGATGAGCGCGAAGCGTTCAGGGATAGAGCGGAAGATATGGTCGCTACCGCAAAGGCTGAAGCAGAGAAGCAGGCTGATCTGCTGCGCTGGCGCACCGAAGCAACCATTCTAGAACTCGCACGCATGGCAGACGCGGCAGAGAAGTTACAGCGTGAGGAATTTGCTGCTGTCATGGCTCTCGGTGCAGAGATACACGGGCGGCAATTCGGCGGTGCTAGTTTGGCAGGGTTCGAGAAGGGCGGGCTATCTGCTGATCACTTGAGGAGCTTCGGTGCGCACCTTGTGCTGAACCCGATTACCGGGGGTGGCTACGGTATCAACCAAGCAGGGGAAAGAGTCGCTGTCGGGACGCAACCACCACAGATCAACGTGACCGTCGAAGCCGAACTTGTGGTGGCAGAGGACTTACCGACTACAATTAATAAAGGTATTCAAGAAGCAATAGATCAAGGGGCATTCCTATAATGGCATCAATTAAAGTGACTCTAACTAAGAACGGTGAACCTGCATCTGGCGCAAAATTAGTCTATGGCGATTCAGGGTCAGGCGTAAAAGTAGCCGACGAGAACGGCGAGATTATATGGGCGAGCGTCCCTTCTGGTTTCGAGGCATCGTTCGCCTACAATACATTCGAGGATGATGGTCAGGGCGGGTTCACTCTAGGCTCTGGCGGTTCAGGGCTGTACGTCAAAGCTGGCGACGATATCTCCATCGAGATTTAGTCCTTGCTGCCCATCCCGACCCGAACCATAGCGAGTACAACACTCTCAGGAACGGAAGCATCCGTAACTCTGAACGTTGGTACTCCGTCGCTGCCTTTCACGCATCGGCATTTGGTTATTCGGGTGAACGCAAAAACCGGCTATGCTGGAGGTAACAGAGACAATATCCAGCTTCAATTCAATGGAGATACAGGAGCGAATTACCATACCCAGTATCTATCGGGGGTGTCTACTTCACCGGGAGCAGGGAGATTATCTTCTCAGACAACTTATTTGATGGGGCAGACTGCCGGGGATGATGCTAATTGGTTCGCTGGTGGCGAGTGCTTGATTCCAGATGCGTTCTCAACCCGTACCCATAAGTCGATAGTCGCTTTCACAGGGAGCATGGAGGATATTGTTCAATTTACTGCTGGGCGATGGGCTTCTACTGCCGCGATTACGTCGGTCACTTTCACGGCTTATCATACCAGTTGGCTTGCTGGTTCCGTCTTTGAACTCTCTGTGGTCGATGAGATGTTTGCGATACCCGGCGCAGAAACGATTCTCACCTAATGTTCAACATACCGACATATTTGATCGAGCAGCAGGTTCTCACGGCTGCTGTTAGTTCCGTGACGCTGACTTACG